AGATTTTGGGAAAAGTATCCACATACTAGCATCGGGCCAGCAATTTTTTTCTGCGGCAAACAATATATCGCAATCGAACCCTACAAATCTTTCCTCAATAGTTTGTGGGTTGTCTATGAAAAGCCCGTCATAACCATCAACAAAAAGAACTATAGCTTCATCTGGCAAATTTCCAATGTGCTGCCTAATGAGATTTATCTTTTGACCGCCGCCTTGACCAGCAGACATGTTGCCGCCGCGCCAAGTTACATTCTTCCCAATATTTATTAGTTTTATTTGATTTCTTTTTGCGGATTGCTGCAAGACTGACATCTTGTTCTCATCAGTCGCTACCGTAATAAAATTTATCATTGATTCCCCCTCAATCGTGCTTGGTCTAACTTCTCTAGGTATCTGCGTCACCACCTCTGGTGTAAAGAAAAAGTTCGATTGAACTTTTAGCTTGGCAGGCACCCACTCATCTACAGGGATAATAGCCTCCTTGTAACCTTCTATCAATCTCTTGGCGGTTTCTGGTCTAAGAGCGTAAGCATGACAATTATACCAGTAACCAAGAGTATTAAGACGGTATCCCAACCAAACGCTATCATGCTCTTTTAGTAAAGTATCAACCGCGCTAGGATCAATACTCTCATAAACTGCATCCTCTTCAAGGATTATGCCGTTGCGGTTAGAAGCGGCTATCTTCTCCCAAGTCCTAAGATGGCTTACGGCGCAGCCAAACTCCGTAACTAGCAGGGGCCTATCAAGTATCGGATCACGCCACTGTGTATCTCTAACACAACCCGTCTCGCTCTCTACCGTGTTCCAATCTTTTCCTCGTGCATCATACGCAGATCCATGCAGAGAAATCTGATATACTATTGCCACCTTGGACCCTCAAACCAAGCGACAAGACTTTTTCTTGTTCCGTGTGTTATGGGAAGAACTCTATGTTGCAAATAGCTTGGGAAAACTAAAACAGTTCCTTTGAGGCGAGATGAAGCGTCTGGTGTTTCACATTCGCTAAACTCAAATTGACCACCCTCATATTCGCTTGGATCTGAAAGCTGAACGGTAACGCTTAATTTTCTGTCCCATGCTTCGCTGTTGTCCCAGTTTATGTCGTGGTGCCAGCTATAGTGACCACCCTTTTCAGCGTGGTATTCTGTGTATTGAATATGCGCTTGATTCTCAATGTTAAACGAAAACACATTGTCGTTAGCCGCTTTAACATATTTCCAAATAATATCTTGAACAACATTGTTGCCCGTAAGCCAAGCTACATCACTTGACCTAGTTCTTGTATCTGCGTTGTTAAATGTTTTAGCAGCCTCTATTCTTACTTTTGAAGCTTCACTAAATATTGTTGATAGATCTTGATCTGACATTCCCCCAGACCACAATTGCCAATTAATCCTCATTCAAGACCCCCTGCTATTAAGAATTAAACTTGAGCTTTTACATTACCAGAAAATATCGTCCTTTGAAGGGTGCTTTTATTTGGCTCTGCCATATGCAGAAGCATACTTGGAAAGAAAAAAATGTCTCCCTCAGAGATGTCTGGTTTATACTCAATAACGTCTCCCCTTATTGGGCAGTTAAATGGAGAGTAAAAAGTTGTTGAGGGGTGTTGGCTTTTTTCAAACTCAACATAAAGGACAAATGAATAACCTATTGCCCCATGATTGTGAGGCTGCATAAAGTTGTTTGTCAAATACCTTTGTGCCCACAAGCTGCTTAGAAACAAAGGAACATCTAGCTCTTTCCCTAGAGCCTCAAAGCTGTCTTTGACAATATCAACAAAATCTAGCGTATATTCTTTCTTGTGATTAGCATCGTAATAGTCAGAAAAATGATCTCCAGACCAACATTCCCTGTTGTCCCAATCTACTAAATCTAGAAGTTTTCTTTTACAATTTTGCCAATCAGGTATGCTAAATTTATAAAAGCTAAGAGAAAAAGGACTATGATGCGTCATATGGGTTTATGGGCCAATCTTCTGGTTTCAAATTAGGCCAGTTTGCATGGGTTGTTATATCACGCAACTCTTGCCTATAATTGATTTCAGCCTGTGTCATAGTACGATCTTGGCCCGCCATCCAATCGCTTTCAGTTAATTTTAAACTTCTATCGTATCTAGCCTGAGCGGCAGCTTCTTCTTGGGTTGGCGGTATATAATCTGCGATCTGATCACTCAACAGGTCAATCAAATCAGAATTATTTACTGTCATGTCAGTATCATCAATATTCATGTAATATTCGATCCACCCGTATTCTGGGTGATTTATCTCACAAGTAAAATTTACATGATCCGACGATGTATACTTGGCGCTTCTAGCCTCTGTGATCTGTATTGACATTAAGAAATCCTTACCCAAGTAGCCCCGTGGTTTTGATACACGGTGTAACCAGTATGTCTCCACGTTCCAGACGGAGTTGGTGATCCCAATTGGTCAATTCTTGTTGATGTATACCTCAGACCACTACCAGAATAAGTAGTACCGGGGGATTTTGGACTATAACCGGGTGCGCCAACGCCTAGAAAGGCATATGAACCAACTGTATTTAAACTTGTACTTGGTGTTCCCGATGGACCTGTTGGACCTGTTGGACCAGTCGGTCCTGTGCCGCCACTGCTGCCCGTAGGCCCTGTTGGCCCTGTAGAACCCGTTTGACCTTTTTGCCCTTTTTGCCCTTTTTGCCCTGTCGGCCCTGTACCACCAGTCGGACCCTGCGACCCTGTTGGGCCTGTTGGACCTGTGCTGCCTGTTGGACCTGTGCTACCAGTTTGACCCTTCTGGCCCTTCTGTCCTTTCTGACCCTTCTGACCAGTTGGGCCAGTTGGACCCGTGGAACCAGTAGGCCCTGTAGGACCGTTTGGACCTGTTGAACCTGTATTACCCGTTTGGCCTTTTTGCCCCTTTTGACCTTGTGGACCAGTAGGCCCTGTGCCGCCCGTGGGGCCTGTATTACCTACCTCGCCCTTTTGACCTTTTTGGCCTTGTGGACCCGTAGGCCCTGTACCACCTGTTGGGCCAGTTGCACCTGTTGAACCCACTTCACCCTTTTGGCCTTTTTGGCCTTGGGGTCCGTTGGGACCAGTTGGTCCGTTTGGCCCTGTTGGACCCGTTGATCCTGTGGGGCCAGTTGGACCTGTCGGACCTTGCAATGCTGCATTAGCAATAGTCTGCTTTTCCCAAGCGGAAGCACTTACATCGTAAACAGGAATAAGATCAGAAGAACCTGCATCTGTACCCGTAGCGAAACCCGTGAGAGAAGACCCCACATTCGAGCTATCTGTTACGTCAGCATTGGTTTCTACGGTGTCTAACTTTGTACCATCCGTTGCGATATCGCGCCCATCCACGGTGCCCGTTACAGCCAAGTTACCCGTAACCGTAGCACCAGAAGACGTTGCAGCAACTTTGGTAGACCCTGCGTTCTGCAAGATGTTTAGGTCGCTGGCTACCGCACTAATAAAGACAACAGCATTCCCCGCGAGGCTGATGGCATTATCTGAGTTTGAACTCTCTTGCACGTTCCTTGTAAGGGTTGTGCCAGAGGCGGTATATGTACCAGTACCTATTTCAAAGTTAGTTGTTTCTTCGATGACGTACTGTACTACATCACCGTTACTAACCCCAGCATCCGCGAAACTCTGAAACCCCGTAGACGCACTGCCAAGTGTGATTGTACCAGTGCCCGTGGTACTGGTTGTCATCTTGGCTCTGTTAAAGAGCTTCGCCATGATACTGCCTTATGTTAGTTGGATGACACCGTTGCTTGGGCTGAAGTCTAAGGTGAACGTATCACCATTGTTCAGCGTCAATGAAGTGCCATAGTCATAGTACCCAATGATTGGATCTGCTGGAGAAGTAACCGTATCATCAAAAATATAGATGTAACGGAAAGGACCAACTGTGCCAGAAGCAGTGAGCGTAAGATCTGCAACAACCAGTTTATATACACCACCAGACTGTGATGATGAGCTTGTAGTAAGGTTGCGAGTAGAGCAGTTGCTGTAGCTAATCTGTGTGAGATTGCCTACAATACCGTTACCATCTGCGGTTGGGTTGCTTGACTCGCTTCCCGGTGCAGTATTTGTTAAAGCCACCGCAAGCTGGTCGCTTGCAAGATCCATATTGTGGACTGCGTTTACCACAAAATCGTTTACTTTGTTAAAGCTCGCCATTTAGATAACTCCTATCATGCTATGCGAATTATAGCAGATGTGGCATCCGCTACGGGGAATTGTATTTCAAAGGTACTATCACTAGCAACCCTGTCGCTTCCAAAGTCTAACACAGCAACAGCTTTATTGGAAGCACTTGCGTTATAGATCAGCGCCCCCCTTGCTGTAAAGCTTGCGTCAGTCCATGAAATATTATCAAAGTCCACAATAGCAGTTGTGCCAGAGGTCTTTGGAAATGTAGATGTCACTGTCAACGGCTTGCCCCCCGCAGTGTATGCCGTTCCAGATGTATTGGTTATTTCATTTGTTGTACTATACACAGTTGTATCAGCACCCAAAGATGCTGCACTAGAATATAAAGCTATCCTGAATGTATGTGCATCAAAGTCATGCTCTGCCTTTAAAAGCTGAAGCTTAAAAGACGTACATGTTGTTTGAATTATTGCCATACCCTATCTCCTACGCGGCGGGTTGCCTGTATGTATCAGTTCTCAACTTGGCACCCAAAGAAGCCATATTGATAAGGGCTGATGAATATCTCTCATTATACAACTGAACCATATCACCTTCGCCCTTCATAAACGTATACGCCTCTATAAGAGATCCGTAAAGCAATGTCGCTTCCGCATTGTCACCAAGCCAAGATGTACCAGAGGTAACAATAGAAGGTGGATCATAATAATAATGCAACTCCAAGTCGTATGCTGCATCAGGCGTAGGGCCAAGCAAGAAGTTACCATTGCCTGTAGCGGTATCCCCATCAAATATTGCGTAATACTGTGGCAATCCTTGCACCGTGGTGTCAGGGTAGGCTTCCCGCACAAAGTTTACCTCTTTGTCCAAAAGGTAAGTGTAGGTTGTGCCATTTATAATAGCCAAAGAGAACGTGGCTAGAAAGTCATCAGGCCTCGCAACATACTTATTGCCAGCATTTACATTGCCCGTGACGTTCCTGCGTAGCTCTGGAATAGTGATATCCCTAAAGATCCGCTCTTCAGCCTGACGCACAAAGTTAGGGATATTGGTCACAAAGGTACTCTCTGTGTTCTCCGTATAGTCTTTGATTGCTTGCGTCAGTTCTGAATAGTTCATTTGAACTTTCCCTTATGATACTCTAAATTTACCACCTTGGGTGGCAGCACCCATGCCACGGCATACCTTGCCGCCATCAGCCAAGCCTAGTGCGCTTTTAATGTCTTTCTTAGGCTTTGGATTGTGATCTCTGGTTCTTCTGCGAACAGCTTCTTTTATAATTCTTTTTTCTTTACTCTTTTCTTCAGCCATACGTTTTTTCTTTGCAGCCTTGTCAACGCCCATTCTAACTCTCCTCTTGGTACAGGTTGTCGAATATTTTGTTGACATCCATAGTATAGTCTAAATCAGATTTTGAATAGTGTATATGTTGAGATGGCTTGAAGTCTGGGGCACCAGTGCCAGTCTCGAACCATGCAGGGTGAGTAACCCTTACACGATTGTTAGGCAGCGCCACCACGTTACCAGTCCATTCCCCAGCATCTAAAAGCTGCATGACATGACTTTGCTTATGCTGCGCTGGATCATCTGCTATCTCGCTCTCAGAGTAATCAACAGTGAACATATACTTTGCAGGATACATATTCCCATCTATCTTTGCTAACCAAGGGCATGGTGTTGCCCTGTCTAAGACGTACACAGCGTGGTTGTAGGACGAACAGTCCCAAGGCTGGGCATCATGCACAGCCATAGCAGAAGGCCACTCAGTGAGCGGCTCATCGGCTACAAGAGCGGTTATAGGCATTCTCGCCCACATTGCGCCACCGTGTACATTCTCATCCCCTTCTTCATCTACCTCACATCCCGTAAAGATAACTTGAAAACTCAAGCATCTATTTGGCATTGTCGTTACCGCTATTGCCATCGCATGTAAGAACTCGCCGTGGTATTGCTCATGGTTGTGAGTATACTCACGGCGAACCCAACACTTGAAGTGCGGTATGTTACTCTGCAAATAAGCCAATCTATCCCCCCAAGTTGACTTTACTTTTTAGTCTTACCGCCTTTAGCGTAACCCTTTTTCTTTTTCATCATAGCGCCACCCATTCTTTTTTTGGTAGCACCACCCTTTTTCATTTTGCCCACACCATCAGCCGCAAATGCTGGGACTCTTTTTCCATTCTTTGTGACCATAGGCATCTTGCCGCCTGACTTCATAGCAACAGGCTTTTTCTTTTTCATTGCACCACCAGCCATCTTTTTGGTGACGCCGCCTTTTTTATAACCCTTCTTCTTCATCATAGCTTTTACTCCTAAGTTATGTTGATATTTACAGCACCAACCTGTGCAGTCATAAACTGTGCGTCATTCCACACAGGATTAAAACCAAACAATCCACGACTGACTTGCAAGGATGTATCTGGTCTTGGATTCCTCAGAGACTGAGGGTCATTTATTTTAATTCTGCCAAGAAAGTTCTGTGGCTGGTCTGGATCAACAACATCACGCCCAACCAGAAATCCAGTCTTAACGCCATTGTTGAACTCAGGTACAAGGTCAGACAGGGGGTATCTAAACCCTGTCTTGTCGCAGTAGCCAAAAGCATATTTGCCTCTCGCGTAGCTCATCCCGCACCCATCATAAACGTGTTAAATGGAACAAACTTAATTGATGCTGTCTCTTCATCCTCACCAGCAGCAAGTTGGAATTGGAACTCATACTCTTGCTTTAGATTAGCAGCCATCTGAGGATTCTTTTTCATGGCAATATAGTAAGCCATACCAGCCACCAAGCAGGGCACGAATCGTGGGGGTACAGATGTTATTGTAGAACCCACGCCAGATGAAAGGCCATCAATGCCTTTTAGTCTGAAATAAGATATCGTGTAGGTCGTTGTGCTATCAGGAACAGGCCACAGAGTTACTTTTGTTTCTGTCGGGAGCCTTTGGACGTAGATTTGGGTCGGCCTACCTTGCGTGTTTTTGTTTGTTTGCTGCGCGTAGGTTGCGACACTGACTCTTTCGAGCGCCGTATCGACTTGGTTTGTGCCCGTTCCAGTACGAATTTGATGTTCGATGATGTCGATTGTGTCCGTAGGAAGGGTATACGTTGCCGTACCCGCTGTAACAGCGAGCGTACCCGCTTCAATAGTGAAGAGATTAAGACCACGGTTCTGCCACTCCAATGTTAAAAGGTTCAGACTTCTTCGTGCAGTTTTAAGATCGTATCCAGTACGCATCTCAAGACCAGCCCTTTCAAAGGCTTCCTCAAAGATCTCTGGCATGTCTGGGGTTACTACAGCCATTATGTCACTACGCTCCTAAACCGTTTGGTTTTTTCTGCAATTTTCTTGGGCTGCTTGGCAACCTGCTTGCCCTTCTTGGTGGCCTCGCGTTTCTTCTTCGTAGTAGCGGCGTACTCCGCAGAGGTCAAAGACTTGATAGCCTTCTCAGGAAGATATCGCTCTCCTGTAGCCTTACTACCCTGCGTCGATGGCTTGCCAGACTTTGTTCGCCACTTCTGCTTTGTCCAAGACTTTAAGCTCTTCTGTGACTTCTTGAGCGCCATTAGCCTCTATATCCCCCACCCTTAGCTTTATATTGCTTGGCAAGCATTTGGGCTTTTCTTGCACTCCACTGACCCGGCTTACCGCCTTTTCCACCAGCTTTAATCTTGTTAAACAAATTCTTCCGCATAGTTGGCTTTGTATAGTTTCCAGCCTCATTGACACGGCTTTTTGTTTTGCCGCCCTTGCCCATACGAATAATTTCAAGGTCTTTGGCATCATCACCTGTGGAAACTCTGTTCCCTACAAGTTGACTGCCCATCTGAGAACGCGAGATAGCCATTACCATTTCACCTTATCAGCCCAATATGCAGCGCTCATCTTGCCCTTTTTGATATTCTTACCATGACGGGCCTTAAAGCTTGCACGTTTCTTTTTCATTTTGTCGCCTTCCCCAGCCTTTGGTTTCCCCGCTGTCTTAGCGCCCTGCTCCCCAAACCTAATTGTCTTAACCTTATCTCCCTCTTTAGCCACAACAACATGCGACTTCTTTGGATGACTTGGTGTACGCTTGGGCTTGTTAAATCCAGAAACCCCCGCCCGTGCTAGGCGAGGATCTTTTTTTGATTTAGCTTTTTTCTCAGCCACAATACTACTCCAGTAATAAAGTTATTACTGATCCCGTGCCAGACAACGCAGATACATATGCACCGTTATCTGCAAGGATTCCATCGTTTGGAAGGAACACATCATTCCATCCCGCTGGGAGAGTTAGATCCAACAGAGTGTCTCCTGATGCGGAGCCATTCTTAATGGTAAAGGCTGTAGTGTTAGTGGCATACACTAAAATGCCCTGTATCCGACTTCGTGAGGGGCCAACGACCCCTGCACTAAATCCTGATGTTGAGACATTAAATGCCCGTATTTCTTGACCAGCCATCTAGGCCTCCTTTAAGCAAGGTTATTATTCTGAGCGTACAGAATAGTAACACGAACTTCGCCCGCAGTTGTGGCGGCAGAGTTTGTTACGGTCAGACGTATATCAGCAGAACCTGTATCTTCCCATGCCAACGCTGCACCCGCTTGAGTGGTCGGGTATTTGCGCCCTGCGCTTGTTCCAATAGCGTAAGTATTAAGGATAGATGTTGCGCCACCTACAGTGTCGCCAACGCTCAGGTTGGTTGCTCCGCTTGCCGCTGTAATAACGTCAATCACACAGTCAATAATCTGTGAGTTTGCTGGAATAACTACACTTGTAGTATCGGCAGCAATTGCACCATTTGACAAATCAGCAGCAAAAGTTTGAGACATTACGACTTGTCCGACATTTGCAACATCGCTTCCAAGTGTAGTGCCTGTGGTATTCTTGATGGTTCCAGCCTTGATTGGACCAGAAAAAGTAGTAGTACCCATGTCGATCTCCTGTCTGGGTTAGTCAAACACACCATGTGTTTGTCAGGGATATGGAGATACTAACATAGAAACAAAAAAAATAAAGGGGCAACTTTCGCCACCCCTTTACCGATAAAAGTTCTATTGAACTATTATGCTCCGCGAGAACCGTAGATTCCCAATGGATCTGATACACCAAAGCTGTAACGCTCACGCGCTTTGTAGCGCACGTTACCAGTGTCAAAGTCACCATCCATGCCTGTTTGCATAGCGGTACGGACAAAGTGCTTCATGCCGTTAGGCACATCAGTTGTGATGAAGAAGGCATCATTGTCTGTCAGATAGTGGTTCACCGCATAACCCTCTGGGATAGACCCGTTTGAGTTAAGTGCGTTGATATCATTATCTGCTGTACCAACACGCAGAGTTGTTTCCAACAAGCGAGTTGCAACAAACATCAATGCTGGCGGAATGATCAACTTACGAGGGCGAGCAGCAATCAACAAGCCACGTTCATCAGTGAACGCAGCGATATCAATAACAGCTTGCTCAAGCGAAGTTTCATTCAAGTCAGCATCAGTTGAAGGGCGGTTAGCATTAGTAGTGCCCTCAACGGTTGGGTGCGCTGTGCTAAACAAAGTAACGCCATCACCTGAGTTAAAGGTGGTGAAGCCTGTGTTCAACAAAGAAGCAGCCTTTGTTTGCTTTGTGTATGCCATACCGCGAGCAAGAGCTTTAGTATAGCGAGCAGAGAGCGAATCATAAAGATTGTCTTCCATAGCCTCTTCTGTAATAGAAAAGCCCATTGCAACAGTCTCATGGTTGTAACGCGCAGTGAATGATTCCTGTGCGTTATCATAAGAAATTGAAGCACCTTCTGCTTTCACAGGGGCGGCTCCAAATCCGCTCAATTTAACTTCCTCTTCAAAGCTACGCTCTGAAGTTTCAGTTTCATAGATCTCAGCATGTTCGTCTTCGTACTTAGTGTACTCCAAACCAAACAATGCATTCAGACCGGGTAATAGCTCTTTAAGGAGCTGGGCGCGTGAAATAGCCATAATTTAACCTCCTTATAAGCCTACGTTATTGGTCATCTGGTGAGCGCCCGGATTGAACTTTACAAGTACATCTGGGAACGCATCAGCAGGATCTGACACATGTGAAACAACACGGAACGCCGCTGCGGCAGTTTTTACCGTAGCGTCCAATGCAGATGTAGAGTTACCTGTCGTGGTGTTACCAGTTGAGGTAGACTGTGCTGCTGCAAAGAATGTGTTCGTACCGATAATTGTTTGCGCTCCTGTACCATCAAGCTGAGCTTGGAATAGTACGTTTGGATCGTCAACAACATACGCTTTAATAGCATCACCATTGGAAGTTCCAGATGGATAATACTGTGCTTGTACCGTTTGGCCTGAAGCGTTTACATACTCACAACCAACGAAAACGCCGATAGCGCCAACGCCTGTTGTTCCTGAGATGCTGTTAGATGTCAGGTCTGAACCTGAACCAGTTGCGAGTGCGATGTAACCATCGGCCCCAATGATAACAACTTGCCCATAAAATAGGTTTGTTGCTTCTCCAGCGGGATCAATGAGATACTGATTGGTCGCACCAGCATACGGCATTCCGTCTGCGCGGCGCACAGGTTTTAAGCCGTAGGGAGCTGCTGTAGTAGCCATTCTCTCATACTCCTAGAGTTTAAGTTGCGACAAGCTCCCCGAAGGGATTACCTGCCAAATGAAGTTCTCGTACTCCGCTCTGGATTTAGAACGGGCATACGAGGATCTGATTGTTTCAGATAAGAATTGTCCACAGCTTGCATTTGGCTTTGCGCCATCTCCAACTGCTTATCAACCCTAGCCTCAACTTGTTCAGTGGCGTTTTGACAAAGCAATAAACCACCTACCTCGATGCCATCCTGAAATCGTGAGTCGATATCAGAAACAACTTGGAGGTTCGGATGATCCTCTTTACGAACAGGTGTCCACCCTTCACGAAATCTGGAAGAGACATTCTTGTTATCCGTATTCCCCAAAGTAGAAGTGCGAATCCAGCGGTAGCTAATGCCAGCACGGGGTTCGGGGGTCGGTAACATAGTAGGTCTTTCCCATGACACTTTGCGCTTGACCGCATCGCGGTCGCTATTACTGCGTGAAGTTCTGTTACTCATTTGGATTGATCCTTCATTAACTGCGCCACATATTGCTCATTAGTAAGCCCAAGCCGCTTGGCGAGAGAGGCCTGTGTTGAGGTTAATCGCACTGTGCGTGGCTTCTTCGTCGTTCTCGACGGTGCGGCG